CTTTCGATTCGGGTTCAATAGGTTTAGCTTGTTTCAGTTCTTCGATAATCTCAGTAATAATTTTTTTTTCCTCGATAGGTGTCTTAGGCTTCCGCTTTTTTGACTTTACCTTTTCGGCTTCGTCGGCGTGATTGTTCTTCTCGATAATCGGTTCTATCTTAGGTTCTCTTTTCTTTCTTTCCTTCTTAACCTTAACGGGTTTAACTTCTTCGATAACTTCGGTCAATGGTTCATTAAGTTCTTCCTTGATAGATTTTTTATATTCCTTTTTTCTCAAATAATATTCCTTCGCTTTCTGTCGCTTATATAATAAAAATTCAGGGTCCTTTTCCTTTCTCATTTGATAATAAACCTTTCGTTGTAGATTTACTTTTTCTTTATTTGTATGTCTATATTTTTGAGTAGCACGTTTTTGAGCTTCAGTGTAGCTTGAGTATTTAATCTCGGGTTCAGTCATATCGTCAATGATTATATATATACAGTAATCCTTAAATGAATTCTTATTTCATCATTTTAAAGTCTATAGGTATTCTTTCACCTTTAAAGGCATCTAAACCATTACCCGTATCTTCACTCGATATACTGTCTATAGGTTTATATACATCAATACTTTCACCACGCATAGAAGGATTATTACTTTTAAAGAAATGTTTTAAAACAAATTCATTTTTCTTAAAATCAATAGACTTATTCAGGTCATCGAACATATCCATAAAATCACTTACATCTGTATAAAAATCACCAGTTCTAAAATTAGACGCATTGATATAGTGAGCAATAGCCAGACAGTAAAATCCACAGGCATTATTCATAAGTGATTGTATATCCTTTTCAGTGTGAGGAACACCGCCTTTTTTAGTAGTTTCTATAATTCTCTTTTTAACAATTTCGGGAGCAGGTTGTCCATAAGGATCGAAGAAAATCGCTTCCATTTGTCCCTTATCGTATTGTTTAATTTCAGCCATAGTCCAATGACTTCCATCATTCTCATTACCGTCTTCATCCATACTATCTTCCATATTGATAATATATACCTTATTAGTTTCTAACTTTTTCGGTAGTTCGTCCTTAAAAAATACACCAGCCATAGGTATATTCATTCGCTTAGCCATATTCATAAGTTGAGTATCTGTAAGAGCCATTCTGTAAGTATATTATTATATAATAATATAATCTTAAGTAAAAAATTTATTTTGTATTTTCTTTAGTGTTAATATAATCCAGTCCCAAGTCCGCGTCCAGCGTATAAACCAAACCCATGTCCGTGATCTAAAGTAGGATGAAAATAGCCTTGATATTGAGGAGGTAGAAAATGTTGCATTTGAAAGTTAGCCCCATAAGGTTGAGAAACCATAGCGGGAGATCCATAAGGTCCGCTTGATATAGCACCACCACCACGTCCAACAGAGCCCCTTTCATACATACGATGTCCAAAACCAAAACCAGACATAGAACCAGCGTGTCCCGTAGAATGTAATTCGCCCATAGGAGGAGCACTAAATCGTTTAGAAATTTGATCGGCGATATGTTGTCCCGCCATAGATCCTAATTCGGCTTGTCCCAGTCCAGCATTCAAATTGTATCCAGCATTAGTTCCTAGTTCTTTATTCAAATAATCATACGCGTGTTGTTTAGCATATTGTCCCGCCATATTTTTCATCCCTTTAGTTGATAAACCAGATGTAGAGGGGGAGCTTTTACCGTGTCTCGCGTCTTGAACCATTTTTTCATAATCCCTAACATTAGGGGCTTTCATTCCATAGGCACCACCCATTTCGTCCATTCCAGACTGTAATAAATCTAAGCCCCTATTTTTCAATTCTCGTCTTCCTTTTTTACCTTGTAAGCTTTCGGGGTCATCGATATAGTCTTTACCCAATTTAGCCACAGGATCAATCAATTGTTCAGGCACACCATAAGCCATAGCCATAGCCTTACCTTGATCGATCAATTGATGAGCCACGGGCTTTAACGCGGTTCCCATATCATACACAGCCTTTTTGACACCGTGTTTTTTCATCCATTTGTCGGCTTGTTTTCCAAATATACCACTTCCAGACATCGGCAGTTCTTCAAAAGCACTCGCGTTAGCATTAGCTTTCAATTCTTGTTCCGTTAATGATACATCAATTCCTTTATCTCTTCCAAAAGTTCTTGTCATTAAATGATATTTCTCGGGATGAACTAATAAACAAAATCCAGTTCCTTTTTTCAATCTTACTTTCATTCCTTTTACTAATTTTCTTATTTGAAGCGGTGAGGCTTGAATTCCAATAGGCATATGTTGATCCATTTCTTATATTATTAGATAATGATATTTTTTTAAGTATTTTTCTTTTTAACTAATTATTAAGATATTTAAACTCTCGCACCAGTCATAGCATCAATCTTAATCTCACATCCGTATTCCACGAAGCAATAAAGATCCAAAGCCTTCGATGACTGATTAGTTCCTAAAATTTGAATACTCTTCGGCACGGTCTCTTCCACGGGGAGCATTCGTTCCACATTAACATAGTAATAGCAATATTCCATATCAAATTCCGTTCTTCCAACCAAACCACTTGTTAAGCCATCCGTGAGCCCACCATTGACAGCATTCTGTCCCGCAAGTTGATTATTGAACTGTTCGAATGAATATCTCTGTATATTGTAAATGGCGTTCTGTCCGCTTACTTGAATGTTAAAATTCGATAAGAAGCATAAAGGGCTTGTAGGTCCAGTTCCAGCAGGATCGAATGGAGACTGAAACACAGGCACACCTTGAGTAAAGCCAGTATTACTATTGATAAGAGTTCCGCCCCATCCAGCACCCAACGCCGTAGAAGTAGTTCCACCAGACGAATAAAACGGTAGAATAAGCACAGACTTAACATTAGCAATACCGTTCGTGAGTAAGTTATTAAACTGTTGATTAGCAGCCACATTCAAAACTTGATACTGATAAATGTCCGTATATTTGATAACCTTGACAGGAGACGATAAATAGGAGCTTTCGAATGGAGGATTAAATGTATAAGCAGGGATGTATAAATACACAGACTTAGACAAATTACCAGCTTGAGCGGTAGGAGCCAGAGACTGATTTAAACAGGTCGCACCAACAGACAAATTCAAAGTATATCCAACTTGAGCGTAAATACCAACACCAACAGTTCCAGCCGTAGGTAGTAAGTTATAAGAACCACCCTTTCCAACAAATTCTATTCCAGTAGCTTGAACCACTGAAGTAAAAGCAGGAGCACTGATCATCAAAGGGCACACACCACCAGTAGCAATTTGAACTGAACTGACAGACATAGAAACGGGCACATAAGCAGCAGCCACACCAGCGGTTTGATTTTGAGAAGCCATAGTGAATACAACAGATGTATTATTCAAATTCATAGTCATTTTCATGAAAACACCTTTCAATAGAGGCACCATATTAAAGAACGAATGAACGTGTTTCAAATAAACTGTAGCAACAACAGCCGTCTGTATCATAGTCGCGGATTTATACTGAATATATGATTTCCAAATATTATTCATAACACCAGAACTAACAGGATTAATCGCAGCCACGTTCGAAGGAACACCACTAATCAATGATCCGTAAGTTCCACCATTAACAGTAGCGGTCGCACCACCAGAAGCATATGTAAATCCATAAGTAGATGGTATTCCGTCCACATCGAAATTGATATTTTGTAATCGTCTAACGTGTCCGATATTACCAGCACCAGTATCAAAATTCAATGGTTCCCCGATTTGTAATACGGCACTTGATTTACCGTCCGCGAAAGCAGTAGTATTATTACAGACACCAGTTCCGTTACAAAATCCAGCACCAGGGGCAGCGGTAGAATAATTCCATTCCCATGATGTAGCGTCATCAGGATAGAACCCAATAACATCACCTTGAGTGAGTAAATCACCATAACTTAAACTTGTCATAAGCTTGAAAGAATTCCACATAGAAACATATGGAGTTTGTTGAATTACTGTCGTTCCATTATAATCCAGAGTAAAAGAATGAATAATTTGACCGAACCAATTTTTAAGACCAAAGGCATAATCCACACCAACAGAACCCGCACCAGCCACAACGGCGTTAAACAAAGGCACTGTCGGACCAGCACCACCAGCACCACTCGCGGTAGGAGCCGTAGTTTGTCCCAAAGTAATTAAGAACGGGATGGAAAAATAGGCTTCCCGATAATTCATCCATTTGTTCGAATTACTTAACTGACTTGTATCTATCACCGATTGATTGTTATTGTAATTTTGATTTTGATTGTCTAAAATATTA